TATCAAGTAGGACCACAGAGGACCATAGAGAGCCATAGATGACACCCCGATGATAAGGCCTAGAGGCGCATAGATGACCATAGATGGACATAGAGGAGCACGTATGACATAGATGAACATCAATGAACACACATGGTCAGGCATGAGGGGTAAAAGAAGAAATCTTTTATTCTAAGTGCCCCCCGCCGTGGTCCCTTTTTGAATCTTGATCTGCCATTTCCATCTTGCCTGAGAAAATACGTAATTTTTGCTAAATGGTGTTTGGTTTTTACACTAGACACCCGACACCCCACTAATGCCCCCTATAGCCCTTTTTGCACCTTCGACACACCACTAGGGGTCACCAACAAAATTCTAAATTTTTCCTATAAGCCTTTTACGCTACTAGGGATCGATCTTCGATCTCAGCTTAGTACCGATGTTGTGTTGTTTTCTTTTGTAACACAATTGATCACACTAAAGAAGAATAACTATCACCAGGGACCCACAGTGCTCCCCTATGAACAAATAAGGCTATATCATGGATATTTTAATAGATGACTGCGAATGCTCCACAGAGTGCATTTGTGACATCGTAGAGCGAGGTTACAATTAATGGATTTTATTAGTACCGATTTCGTACACATCACCTTCTGGTCACTTTTTGCTTCTCTTCTTGTGCTCCAGATTTTAGACATACATTCGACACACACAGCGCTTACTGCTGTCACAAAGAAAGGTCACAGGCTCGTGGAAGGTAATCCCTTTGTGCAAGGCGCTATGGAACGTTTTGGGGTCATCGGTGGCATGGTTATCATTAAGCTACCTTTTGTGATCTTAATGGGAGTCTTTTTGTATCCCCATTGGATCCATAGTGCAGTTCTTTTTGTGCTGTGTGGGTTTTACGTTTATATAGTAAGGAACAACTATAAGCTGGTCAAGAAGTATTCTTAAGAGTCATTAGTGGTCATCTATGGTCATTAGTGATCCCCTATGGTCATTAGTGAAAATTAGCGGAGGGAGAGCGTAGCTCGACTGTAGCGAAGGCTCCCTCGTAGCTATAAAATTTTTAAAAAATTTTGCGCAACGCGCGTTAAAGCACGTATGATCAGGCATAAAAAACAATTGATCACTCTAAAGAACTAGAAATACATCAACTTACGCCGTTATAGCTCAGTTTGGCAGAGCACTCCACTAGTAATGGAGAGGTCCGAGGTTCGACCCCTCGTGACGGCACCAATATTCTGGAATATGAAGATATGGCAACAACAAACGACGTAACCGGAGACAAAATAAAGTCTAAGGCAAGTACCGATACTTACCGAGACAATTACGATAGGATTTACAATTGGTTTCACAAGTGCCCATCGCTTAGTGGAAAAGAGCTTATGCTTCCAAAGCGTGAAAGTTCTTGTAAAATATGCAAAAGTGTGTATAGAAGCTGATTGATCACCCTATAGATAAATGCCTCCCCGGTTACTAATTAATACCATATATACATTAATATACATAGATGACATTAATGACCATAAGTGCCCATGTAGCTTATGTTATTAATAACCCTACTAACAACAAACAACAGAGAACTAATATAATGCTAGAACACCTATCTTTATTTATTAAAGGTCTCCTAGCTCTGACTGTTATCATTGTTGCTATTTCCTCAATCTATGTCTACCGTATATGGTTAAAAGACACAAACAGACGCGTAAAGATATCCATAATGGGTGCGTCTATCGAATTAGGAGAAAGTAAAGGTGCCTCTAAACCAGAGGAAAAACGCCCAGAGCTTTATACAGGAGAATAATCATGTGGTCTAAAGTGCTTGGTTTTCTTTCTGGTGATTTACTAGAGAATGTAGCTTCTATATTCAAAGATTACCAAGAAAAGAAGATCACTAAAGAAGAATTAAAATTTAAGCTAGAAACATTTGAAGCTCAAAATGAGCAGGATTTACGCTTAGCTCAAATTGCGTTAAACAGAGAAGAAGCAAAACACAGCAGTATGTTTGTTGCAGGATGGCGACCTTTCCTTGGATGGGTATGTGGTTTAGGCTTTGCTAGTAATTTCCTTGTTGCCCCTTTTGCTACTTGGATTTCCGCATTAGCGGGTCACCCTATCGCGTTTCCACAAGCAGATTTATCAACAATGATGCCTGTTCTTTTAGGAATGCTAGGGTTAGGGGGTATGCGTACATTTGAAAAGGTTAACAACAAATCCAGAGATCAGCTTTAAGGAGATTGATATGCATGACGGTAAACCTTGTGCTTATGGACGTAAGTCTACTAAGTCTACTAAGACTGCTAAGAAAACTAAGAAAACTACTCGCAAAAAGAAGTGAATATATTATGATACTTGGAAACGATTTTTTATTCGTGCAAGTACCAAGGACTTCCTCTTCCTCTATTACTAAGGTCCTAGAAGGGGAGGGAGGTCTTTGCCCTAACTTGCACCAAGCAATGATAGACCCCAACAGGCCCTGTATAACAAATCGTTTTGTATTTGCATTTGTTCGAAACCCTTGGGATAGAGAATACAGCCAATGGACCTATCATAGTACTAAAGAACACGACTTTTCTAAAAGACCTACTTTCGAAGAATGGGTTTTATGGCGCTATTCAGATTTAGAACTTGATAGAAAAACTATTAATCCCGAATCTTATGATTACCTACGCACCTTTTCTGTGCGACCTCAATTAGGTTTCATAATGGATAAAGACGGAGACCTACAAACTAATTTTATTGGAAGATTCGAATCTCGTGAAAGCGATACACAATTTGTGCTTCGCCGTTTGTCAATCGAAGTGAACGAATTTCCACACGCAGAAGGTAGTTGGTTAAAAGACACTACTAAGAATTACCAAGATTTTTACACACCCGAATTACGCGACCTTGTCGCAGAGCGCATGATGCCCGACATTGAGGTTTTTAATTACGTATTTGATCAACCTTCATGTATAGAAGTAATGCCCTCTTTAGAGTTGCTTACAGACTATAGCTTTCTAGAATTAAAAAGCAAAAACGGGTACTTACACGCTTAATACAAAATATAAGGAGGCACTTATGGCAGACTATCTCGTAACTGCCACCGCAGAACTCGAAGAAGAATTTGGATTTGTTACTATTAACCTATTTACTCTCTCAGGTAATGGTGTTGCAGGATCAAGTTCACCTTTACAATTAGAACCCGGTGACCGAGTTGGTTTTCGAAAAATAGTATCTAATGCAGGAGGAGGAGGAACCCCAAGTAACACTGTTGTTGCCTCCAACTTCTCTTCTGATCATTGGACCAGTACTAATAATATAACTCTAGGAACCAGCTACACTTATAAAACAATTAAAACTGGAGTTTCGGTTTCTGTATCTGATTTAGTTCGTGTAGAGATTACAGCTGGTTTTTCAAGCGACTTCCAAAACACGTATTACATCGGGGCGGCAACAAATCCCGATCTCACTGTAGAAGTAACTAATGATAACATACAGATAGCTTCGACAGCTACAAGCTTTACCCAAACAATTCAAAACACTACAGGGTCAAGCACAGAGAATAATACTATTACGGAGTACAGAATTGCTACCCCGAGTGGAGGAGTGCATGAATCCCGAACTGGGTACGGATCAATTACAGTTACAGATGTTCCCCCGAATCCCGGATTTCCTAAAACATACTCTGTTCAAGGAAGAATTAGCACTTCTAACGGAGGTAGTGGTATTTGGCAAAACGTCCAAGGAAGCTCATTTACCGTTATTGCTACTACAACAGCATCTGGTAATGGCCCTACGCTAGACCCATACGGCATGGCGATATTCGATCATAATGAGAATCTCGTAACCTCTTTTACAGCAGGGCATACTGTTCTTAGAAAGATATTTGCATCGTCATCGACAACGCTTAGTACTTCCGCTAGTACAGACATCGATACAGGCTTAACAGGAATTACTACTTCTAACTGTGTAATTCTTGTAGAAGGAGACACTTCTTCTCCAAGTACTTCAGGAGCTAAGTCTATCCCTGCTACTTTTGTAACTGGTGGGAATGGGAACATCCATGTCAGGCTTGCGAGAGTAACAGTTGCTCAAAGCGTAAGAGTTGCAGTACTGCAGTATAGCGGAGAAACTATTGGAGCTACTTCCTCTACGTACGGTATTCAAATTAAAAACGGTGACAATAATACAGTTATAGATGAAGCCTCTACTGTGTATTGCGTAAAAGAAATTATAGACATCGATTCAAGCCAGTCTACCCAGACTTTGTATGAAAGCACGACTACTAATTTTATTTATTTAACGCTGACTCAAGGTAGATACCCTTCTGCGCAGGGAGCGCCTATTGCCGCGCTTAATTGCTCAACTTCTAACCTTATTGTCCCACCGAAGATTTTAGGAACAAAACATACAGACGGTTCTTTTAAAACTGTATTTATGATGTTCCCTAAAAACGTTTCATTGAGCAATTATAAGCTCGCTATGATAGTTCCGCAAGACACTTCAACTCCCGAGTACTATGGAGGGTCTTCTGATCAATACGCAATGGTAATTCGAAATTCGTCAGGTGATGATATTTGGAGAAGCGATTGGAGACAAGCTATTGTTAACAACGTTATTCCTATTAATCAATTTACTTCAGGTACAAACCAAAACGGTAACTATGATGTTACTACTGGACGAGATGGAGTTATCGCACCGACTGACACTACTAGTGATTTTGAAGCTACACTACAAAGTTCTGATACTACAGTATCATTGACAGGTCTTAACGAAATGGATCCTGCTAACTCGTATGTAGCTGGCAACATGTGCACTACAAGAATTGAGTATCACAAAGGTCGTTTTCTTGACGTCGAACAAGGAATTGACGAACTCAGTGGTGGTGGTATACATGATATTGCTCTTAGAATTAGCGGATTCACAACATCCACGTTAGCCACTTACCGATACAGGGACGGTAGCTCTAACGGCACTAACTATGGAGTACGCAGTACAGATAGTCACCATCCCGAAGGTGATATGATCGTATTTCGCATCATTTGATGGTAAAGTAAAACAATTAGAGGTAACCAATGGGAAAACGAGTACGTATAGAAAGTTTTAATCCACCGCCAATATTGGCACAAACTCCAAATCAACAATTACTAATCGATGCTATATACGATTGTGATCAAGTTATATCTACCGGCTCTGCTGGTACAGGTAAAACATATATTACTGCGGGCCTTGCGGCTGACTGGTATATACGATCTAATAAACGAAAAATTGTGATTACACGCCCCATGATTCCGGTAGGAGAAGACATTGGCTTCCTTCCCGGTGATCTAGAAGAGAAGACAACGCCTTGGGCGATGCCTGTCTTAGACGTGATCAGCCAAAGAATCGGACCTAAGAAGATGGAATGCGACTTAGGAAAATCCATAGAAGTAGTACCTCTGCAACTTATGCGCGGTCGTACATTTGACGATGCTTGGATATTAGCCGATGAGGCCCAAAACCTTTCTATTGAGCAAGCTAAAATGCTTGTAACCCGTGTAGGGGAAAACTCGAAATTACTTATAAACGGAGATCTTAAGCAAAAAGACATACCTGAAAAATCAGGACTTGCTTGGTTGATCCAAAACATTAATAGATATTACCTGCCTATTTCCGTAGTTGAATTCAATCTTAACGATTGTCAACGATCTGACACTTGTAAGATGTGGTTAGAAGTTATGGAAATGGAAGAGAACAGGGAAAAATTAGGACACAAATGATTATATCAAACGAATACATTTTTGTATTTGTTCCTAGAACAGGCTCTCATTCTATAGAGGCCGCTATATTAGAGAATGACCCGGGTGCAATTAGCGTTGATCCGGGTTGTCCTCCTTTTAAATGGCAACCATATGATCACTCTATAGAATACCAAAAACCTGTTTTTGCTGTTTTAAGAGATCCTGTAGATTGGATTTTGTCTATGTATAATGGACATTCTTCTTGGAACGGTTCAAGGCTTAATAGGTATTCACCTAAGCTAAACGCAACAAATACTTTAAACAAAAACGACATACTTGAATTGTGGTACTTTCTTTCGAAATGGTATCTACAGACCGGATGCTACCAACAAACGCATTGGATAGGTAAAAGCGAAGTAATCCTTTTTGACGACATAAATGAACACTTTGATTTTAAAATACCCAAGCTAAATGGCGTAGCTAAAACTATTACTTGTTTAGATGACAGCGCTTTGTCTCTTGCTAAAGAAATTTGGAAAGAAGATTTTGAGCTTTACGCTAAACTTAAAGGACACAAATGAAAAACAACTGTTTTGTATATCGACTAATTAACCTAAGCAACGGTCGATATTACATTGGTTACCATAAAGGAACCGAGTCTGACGGTTATATTTGCTCATCCAGAAACTATGAGCTTTGGGAGGATATGCAAGAGCATATTTTCACGAGAGATGTACTCCAGTACGGAGACAAAGAAACGTGTAAACTTCTAGAGTCTAACCTCTTGTCAGAATGTTTTATGGACAAGAAATGTTATAACTTTTCAGATGGTAGCGGAGGATTTCTCCTTCGTGACACTTATGTAGGTGTCCAAGTCCCATCTAAGCTTCTTATTGAGTCGGAAGAAATCCCTTACGATAAGATGACTAACGAATTTATCTGGTATAAGAAAAGCAAATACGTAGCACTTGGATATCATGGAATCAAACGTGATGTCAAAGATGCTCAGTCATTCATCGGACGAATTAAACTTAGAATTAGACAAATTATACGGAAAATACTATGAGTGGTATTACACTTCACGGAGGTCAATCTCAAATCATACAAGATATGTTTGTAGACCAATCCGTAAGATATGGTACTGTTTGTGCAAGTCGAGGATTTGGTAAATCATATCTGGCGGCCTGTGCCGCAGTTTTAGCTGTACAAGAACTAGTTGCATTACCAGCAGACGTTCCAAACAAAAATGTTTGCTTGATAGCCCCTACGTACCAACAAGCAGTGGACATCTATTATCCACTAATTGCATACCAATTCGGTATGGAAGACTTTTGTGATAAGTCATCACAGCACTCAGGAACATTTTGGTTCCCTAATAATGTTATTCTCAAGCTATGGTCGTATGAAGCGTCCGAACGACTTCGTGGCTCAGGCCAATACTTTGCCGTGCTTGATGAGGTAACTACTTGGAAGGGTGCCGGAGGTTCTTTTAAAGAGTCTTGGGAATCAGTAATTCAGCCCTGTTTAACAACCCGTTGGTCTCCGGAAAGAGCTAAAGAATATGGAGCACCCTCACCCGGTCGTGCTTTGGTTATTTCTACTCCTCGTGGAAGAGATTATTTCTACGATATGTTTAACTTCGAAGCGGTAGACGAAGATTGGAAATCATATCACTTTACCTATAAAGACAGCCCTTATCTTGACTCGGCTGAGATTGAAAAAGCAAAACACACTATTGACCACTTTAAATTTAAACGAGAGTATGAAGCTTCGTTTGATGAGTCTGGAAATTCTGTGTTTTATAATTTTAATCGTAAAGATCACGTAGATAAAACAATTAAAGATTTTGAAAAAGAAGAGACTGTTTACGCCTGTATTGACTTTAACGTTTCTATTATGGCGTGTTCTCTATTTGCCCTTCGAGGCAATCAGATGCAATTCATTGAAGACTTTATGGGACACCCCGATACGGAATCTCTTGCTAAAACGCTAAAGAAGCGATTTTTAGACAAAGGACATGACGTTAAGTGCTTTCCCGACCCTAGCGGTCGTGCAAGAAAGTCTTCGGCGGCAGTAGGCCGTACTGACTTCTCTATTCTACAATCATATGGTTTTGAAACGATTGCTAGAAGCAAAGCACCTGCACTGATTGATAGTGTGGCGGCAGTAAATAAAAACTTAAAAACAGCGAGTGGACACATTAACATGCTGTTTCACCCTCGTTGTAAACACACTATTAAATCGATGGAACGAACCTCTTGGAGAGAAAATAATCCTGACTCTGCTATGATTGATAAATCAGCAGGTGACGAACACCATTCAGA